GCAGCGTGAATAGGGCTTGCGTGCTCGGGTCGGCAAAGTTCGTTGCCCCGGAGCCCGTGTTTCCGATGGTGAGGTCATTCATCATGACCCAGCCGGGGTCGGCCACGGTCTTGAGGGTGGGCTTGCCATCGCCGGTGGAGGACAGCCCGATGAGAGCCGCGAGCGCGCTGGCGCTGGCAGCGCCCAGGAGCGTCGCCATGAACGTCGATAGCGGTATTTGCTGGATCGCGGCGTTACCGCTGGTCAGGTTTCCCAGCAGCATGTTGCCGTCGCACTTGATGATGTGCTGGTCGTTCCAGTTCGACGGCTGGATCAGCGTCAGATCCGTGCCGTTGCCCTTTGCGGATACAAAGTTGTGAGCGAGCGTAATACCCAAGGAACAGCTCCAAGCTGAGTGCTGGCACTCTGCTTAGCAGCCGTTCGGTTTCACCGTCGTCTCATGCGGCGCGCTAGTTTGCCTGGGGGGTGCGAACGATAAAGAGGATCGCATCCTCCTTGGTCTGGCCGCCCGACGAGGCCATCGTGACCAGAGCCGTATATGTGCTGCCCGCGATGCCGCCGGAAGCATAGAATACGATGCCTGTGGCGGCGGTATTGAGTGCGATACCGGTGATTATGACAGGCGATGCATCTTGTGGCGTTACCGTAAACGAGGTGGTGCTGACCAGCTCGCCAGCATCCAGCCAGTTCGAGTAGTCAATCGTGTACCGCTTGACGTCGACCGGCGCCTTAAAATATTTTCCAAGTGCGGATGCCATTAGGCCACCCTCCTTCGTGGTTCGGCTGTCATCGAGTTGTATTCGGCCGACACTACCATGTCGTTGTTTTCGCCATCGCTATATTGTGCCTCGGCAACTATCATGGCGCGGTCCTCGTACGCCGCTGCCGCTTGGCGGTCTTCGTAGGCGACGTAAATTAGTTCGGGGTTGCCCAGAACGGTGAGTTGCAGGAAACCTAGCTTTGCGGAGGAACCGGCAAAATAATAGGCCCCGCCGACAGACCCCAGCGCGACAACCGTCCCCGCGGCGATCCCTGTTACGCTGTACGACCCACCGAGCGCAATTTCGCTAGGACTGAATTGCGCGGCGTTGCCGGCCTCGGCGTAGCTTGTGCCGAGTGGCGGGAACCATGTCGAGAAAGCCGCGCCGCTGCCTGTTTCGGCGTAAGTGGTCCCTGCTGGAGCGAACCTTGTGCCAAACGCCGCGGCGTTGCCGGTAAGCGTGTACGTCGCGCCAGCCGCCGCTTCAGACGTCAAGAACGCCGCGGCGCTGCCTGTGTCGGCGTAAGTGGTCCCTGCTGGCGCGAACCTTGCGCCAAACGCCGCAGCGTTGCCGGTAAGCGTGAATGTCGCGCCAGACGCCGCTTCAGACGTCAAGAACGCCGCGACCCTGCCTGTTTCGACGTAAGCGGTCCCGAGACCGCTAAGGACTGTATTTGTCGCGGCTGTTGTCGGGTTCTGGCCGAGGGCCCACCGGCCAATCGCGTCGAAACCGAGCAACGACATTTTAGGTCACCGTGACGTTGAGCGCGCTCGCGATCGCCGTCATGCGCGCCTGGCCGAGGACGGTCACTAGGGCAGACCAGCCCGCCAGGAAGCGCGCGTTGGTGACAATCATGGGGCCGCCCTGCGCTTGGAGCGCCGACCAAAGCAGGCCGAACGAGGGGTTCGCAGTGATTGCAGTCGTGATCGCCGAGTAGTCAGCGACCGTGAACTGTGCGATCAGGTCTTGCGACGCAACGGTTTGCGGGACAACCGAGTTTAGGAACGCCAGCACGGTCGGATCGGTCGCGGCAATCTGCGTAACCGGGAAGGACTGCGGATTTGCGAAAACCCCCGTGATGGTCACGCCATCGGCGGCGTAGGTAACGTAAACGGTCTCCATTGTCAGGCGTCCCTTCCGCGATGGTCCACATAACCGAAGGTCGCGACAACGAGGGTTGTACTCGCAAAATTGGACCGCGCGCGAATTTGCCCGGATGTGTTCGTTCGAATTTGAACGGTCGCAAACGCTTCGAGATTCGGAGAGCCCAACAAAGTGCCGACTCCGGCGGATGCGCTCGGCGCTTGGTCTGATTCATCGGGACTGCTAAGCAAGAGCAGAACGTAATTGCTAGCATTGTAAGCGTTCGCACGAACCTTCACATCCACCTTTAATCCGGTCGGAACATTCATCGAGTAGGTGGTTGCGGTCGCGCCAAGGGCGGTAGTGTTAATATCGGTCGTTGATGTCGAATAATTGAAATCGTCGCCGCTCTGCACGAACGCAACCCAATTGCTCGATCCATCGGTTTTCATGGAACCGATGCGGCGAAACAGCGTGTAATTCGTTGGCATCGTCGGCGCCGTTGCGCTCAACGAAAACAGCACGTCGACCACGCCCGTATCTTCGCGCTTGATGATATGGACATGATACCAGGTCGAGACAGCGACCGTGCCGGTGTCGAGGGCGCCGACTCCGGTCCCAAGTGCCCACGCCGAAGTCGTCTTGGTGTAGGCCGTCGCCAACATCATCAAATCGGTCGTGGTGCTATCCGCTGTAATGCCAGCAGCTATCCCGAACGTCGCCGATGAACCGGCCGCCGAAAGCGTCAAACCCGCGAGGTAACTGCGCAGGACGATGGGCGACAAGTCTTCCATCAGCGCGACAACGGCCACCTGCGGAACGGTCGAAAAATTGATCAGCGTGCCGGCGCCCGACTGTCCGGCTGCGGTCCCGGTCCCGAGCGAATTGTAAAGAACCACGGTTCGCGGGATTGTGCCGGTCGATGAATTGTAGACGCCTTGCGAAATTTCCCACTGCGACAAGTCCGCGCTTACTGCGTAGACCTTATACGGCAAGCCGTTTTGCATATTGGCCAGCGACGGGCTTTGACAGCCAGCGACGGCCGTCGAGTAGACCCAAGAGGTCGTTCCGCCGAGTGTCGGATTGAAGCGGCAGAGATCGACGACGGCCATAGGGCGCCCCTTACGTGATCGTCAGGATTGGCGCGGGAAGCGAAATGGTGAACGTGTTGCCGTTGGTCAGCGTGATCGGTCCGCCGTAGTCCCACCAGCCGATCAAGCGCCCCGACGTGCTGTTGTAGAGCAGCGCGTACTCGAACGGTCCAATGCTGCCGCCCGAGGCCGTCCAGGCCGGGTTGGTGCCTCCCGCAAATGAGAATGTGCCCGCCGAGTCGGCCCCCGTGATCGTGCCGATGGTTGTCCCGCCGGCGGTGTAGCCGTTTGCGGTCGCCAGATCCGCGGGCGTGTTGTAGGTGGTGTTCGATGCCAGCGGCAGGGTGTTGGTCAGATAGACCTTATAGACCTGCGCCGTACCAGTGTTCATGAGGTGCTGGCCGTTGGCGACGTCCCCGGTGAAGCACTGGAACTTATTAAATGCAGCCATTTGTAGGGGCTCCTGTTATTGGCGGCGCGTGGTGGCGAATGCCTGCGGGAATTGCCAGTTCTGGCCGTTGTTTACGTTCTGGTGGAGCGCCTCGTACTTCGCGCGCTGAAGGAACTGGGCGTACTTTTGATGGTGCATCTTCGCCAAGGCAGGGTTCGAGTACGGCTTCGCCGGCTGCACCATCATGCGTGATACGACGCCGGCCAAAATTCCAAGGGCGTATTTGTCCAGCACCCAGGCCGGAAACTCCGGGAAGCCGGCGTTGGTGCCCGAGGCTGCGACCGGATCGTCCACCGTCAGCGACACCGTCGCCGTGTAGATCGCGGTGTTGCCGGGAGATAGCTGGAGGATGATCTCGCCCGGCGTCGCCATCGCCCCGGTCACGGGGATGTTGTTGTCGTCGACGATGCCAATCAGGCGCGTGATGTTGGAGACGCTCGACTGTTCGATGTAGTAGATGACCGCGGTGTCCGCGGCGGGGGCGCCGAGGTAGGCCGTGTCACCAGCGGTTACCTGGAAAGTAATGTCTTCCTGCCAGATGTTGGTGCTCTGGAAAAAGTCATCCAGCACGTTGAACAGCTCGAGCTGCAAGGCCGTATCGAGCGCACCCGGAAGGTGCACGCGGCAGTTGGTCATGAGGCGTGTGAGGTCGAGGCTCGCCACCGGTTATCCCGTCGAGATAAGTGAGGCCTTGAAGTCGGCCATGAGCGCGATCGCGCGGCTGTCCTGGGTGTCTTCCTCGTCGCGCAGCTGTGCGTGGCCCACCATGAAGTGGACGATCGGCAGCCGGTACATCGCGTCGATGGGCACCGCGGTGGTGTCGTTGTTCAGGAAGTATGGGATCGCGGACGACGCCAGGCCGAGGAACAGATCCGCGCGCAGGCGGTACGCACTCTGCATCGCCATGTTGAGCGTGGAGAGTAGTTCCGTGTCGGCGTAGCGATAGGGCGCGATGACGTCTTGCAAGAGCGTCCGCGACTCGACGATGTACTGGCTGACGTTGTCGAGCATGGGGCTCCCGCCTCGAAAGAGGTGGGTGGCGGGATTATCCCGCCACCCGGATCAGTTAGCCGGGGATGATGATCGCCTGGGCCAGCGCGGTACCGTCGACGACCTTGTAGCCGAAGACCTGAAGGCCGCGCATGATGGTGCCGAAGGTCATCTCGGACCGGAGCGTCTCCATCTTCGTCATCTGCGATGCGAACGTCAGACCGTGAGCGTGGCCGGCGTACATGGCGAACTCGCCCGCAGCCAGGCCGCCCGCGATGCCGTTCGGCAGCAGGTTGGACGTGTAGAGCGTGAACCGATCGACCATGCCGATCCGGCCGTTGCGCAGCATCGACTGCCCGTCGCCCGTGAGGTAGGCCTCGCGGAGTTCGGAGCTCTTGATGAGCGTCGCGGCCCACGCCGGAAGAACAACCCATCGGCCGTTTTCCGGGATGTTGCGCTCGTCCAGGGTCTGACCCAGACGCAGGATGGCATCGACAACTTCGACCTTGCCGACCGCGGGGGAGCGGTTGACGATGGCGAGCGGGGTCGAGCCCGAGACGCCGAGGTTGATGTTGCCCGAGATCGCGCCGGCGGCGCCGCCACGGTTGGTAACTGCGGCGGCGCCGTTGAGGATGCCCGCCAGCACATTGGTGTCGATGACGATCTTCATCTGCTCGCCGGCATCGTCCGACCACATATTCAGCAGGTTGAGGTCGGTCTGCACCTCCATGACGTCGTCCAGGATGGTGTTGAAGTACTCACCCTGGTTGATCAGCAGAGAGATCATGTTGCCGGACGGACGCTGAAGCGCCAGCGCCTGGTCGGCGGAGTAGCTCGAGATCGTGATCGTCGGCTTGGTGCGGATGTTGACCGTATCGCCCTGGTTCTTGATCTCGCCCTGATAGTCGGTGTTCGAGATCGCGGCCAGCACGGTGCTGGCGTAGAACTTCTCGATCAGCTTGCCGGACCAAATGGTCGGAATGAAGCCGGTCGAGGCGAGGGTGTTCGCGGTACCGCCTACGGGATAGAGGGTACCGCCGGATGCTACTGGAAAGGTCACTGGGTTTCAGCTCCTGAGAGAAGGGTTACCTGACCCGCCCTTCCCTCTGCGCCTCGAAGATCTGAGCCTCGATGCGATTGTACTCCGCCTCCTTGCCCCGGAATTTTCCGCGACTCGAGTCAGCGTAGAACTGAGAAATTTGGGCGGTTGTGAAGGTGGGCTTCTCAACAGGGGCGCCAGAGGCCGCTGCTGTCTTTGCTCTGCCCGGTGCCGCGAAGGTGTCTAGCGGGATCTTGCCATCATCGGCAGGAGCCGGCGCACCGGTAGTTGCGGGAGCCAGGGCAGCCTCTTGAGCGAGGAAGCCGTTGAAGAAGGCGAGCACCCGAGGGGTATCGTTCCGCTCGTAAGCTGCCGTCAGCAACTCGTGTCGTATAGCACCCGAAAATGGATCTTGCAACTTCAGCCACGAATGAAATTCGGGCATGAAGTTTAGTTCGCGCCAGGACGAACATTTTTCGTCCAATGATACTTCCATGTTATGTCGCGCGGTCACTTTCGCCGCTTCGGCATTGCCGCCAAGCTGCGCCTTGAGGCCGTCGAGCTCGCGCTTCATCTTGGCCATCTCGGGCGTCAGCTGTTCGAGAGCCTTCTTGCCGACCACGGTCAGGAACTCCGCGCCGTACTCGCCGACTTCTTCAGCCGACAGCAGACTTGCAGGGTTCAGATCGGGCGACAGCTGCGCCGGCGGCGCCGCTTCGAGTTGCGCCATGCGCGCGGACATGGTCGCAATCTGGTCGCTCATCGAGCGAATGTTGTTCTGAGAGGCGTCGAACCTCCCCTTCATCGAGTTGTACTTGTGCTCCCAGCTGACTTCGGCGTTACCCGCCGGGGTAACATCCGCGGGCGCCAGGGGCGCGGCGGTAGCGGTTGGCTCAGCCGGCGGAATGTTGTTGGCGGCGTTGAAGGCTTCCTGGGCGGCTTCGGCCTGGCGGCGGATCGCTTCGGGGACCTTTACGTTCGGGTCGATCGGGGGCGGGGTGGCCATAGTCAAGTCTCCGTATCGCGCCACATGCGGCTAGAGCGGCAGGCGGGGCTTCTGGTTGAGGTTTTTTTCGATTTTTTCAGCGGTGGTTCTGCACTCAGCGAGGATCTTACGGAGTGCGACGCAAGCCTGGGCGCGGCCTTGCGCGGCCGGGAGGGAAAGAGCATCCGCGGACACGCATTCGTCGCGCTTGCCGTCGGTGTAGGAAGTGAGGGCCGATATGAAATCTGCGAACTCGGGCGGGGCGCGGCTGGCGAGACGAGCTGCCGCAATGACGAGATCTCGATCGCTCAAGACACGTCCCCGCTGGTGTCGGGCGGGCTCATGCCGAGGATGCTCTTGGCTCCGAGGCCGCCGGCACCCGACGGCGTCAGCTTCGCGTACTGGCTCAGCGTGTGCTGGCCGGCGGCGAGCGTGGAGAGCGCGGCTCGGTGAGGGAGCAACTCTTCAGTTGCTCCCTTACCAACGTGGTGCGTGACACCGGGGATCCGCGCCATTAGCCGTATGAGGCCGTGACGGTTGGGCCGGAGACTTGCATGTCGCCGCGCGGACGCGGGACCACAAGATACTGCCCCTGGGTCTTGGCGGTATCGGTCAGGGTGCCGATGAACTTTCCGGTCGCGTCCGTGATGAGGTCGAAGTATTTCTTCGCCACGAACTCGGTGAGGATCGCTCCGCTCGCGCCGGCGACGAGATCGCCACTGAACGCTGCGGCGGTGAGGTTGGCGCCCACGGCACTGGACGAGAAGTACGCCGCGAGGTTGAACACCGCGGCCACGTTGTTGCCCTGAGCGTCAACCACTTGGATGGTGTAGATGCACGTATTCGATCCGCCGACGCCGGGGGCAAACGAGATAACAGTCCCCAGCTCGCTCCATTTGAGGATTTCGACGATCGCCTTCTCCGCGTCTTCGTGGTCGACGCGCGTCCGGACAGTTGCTCCGATAGTCATAGTCGTAGTCTCCGATCAGGATGTTGGGTTAGCGGGCCGCGGTTGCGCCAGGCTTCGCGGTGCGGGTCTTCGCAAACCCGTACATCTTGGTGGTGCCGCCCTTGGCAAACTTGCCGCCGGCGCCGGACTTCGTGGACGTGATACCCGGCTTCTGGGTGCCAGCGTGCTGCTTGCCGAACATTTTGGTCGATCCGCCTTTGGCGAACGACGGGCTGCTGCTCTTCATCTCCTTAGTCTTCGCCATAGGTCTCTCCTGTTGTTGGCGTTAGCCAGCGCCGCCAGCGATGCGGGTCCGCGGACCCATATCCTTGGTGACGGTGGATTTCTGCTGGTTGCCCTGCGCCTGCGCGCCGGCGTCTGCCATCTGCTGCTGCGCGGCCTGGGCCTGCTGTTGTTCTTTGGCCTTGAGCTCGTCGTCCGACGGCACGATGTCGTCGCCGGGGATGCCGATGCCCTGCGCAACGGTGCGCAACACCTTGGCGCGGCCCGTGACGCCCATGATCCCCATGTCGATCGGGTTCGCGGTGGCCTGGAGAAATTCCTGTTGGCGGGAGCGCTCGGTCTCGCGCTGGATCGCGACGTTGACGCCCATCACCCGAATGCTCTCCTCTCCGGTGAGCATGCCCGAAGTGTCGGTGAGCATGATCATGTCGAACAGGTTTCCCAGCAGCGGGTCAAATACGTCGCGATCGACGTTGGCGGCGACCGTCTGCAAGATCTTCGAGGCGTTGCCCATCAGCATCGCCAGGCCGGACGCCGTGCGCCCTGCCCCGCCGCTGGTGTTGCCGCTCATATATTTCGGGATGGCGCTGAGCTCGTCCGCCATGTCCGAGAACTTCTGGTAGACCGCAATCAGCTCCTGCGAGTTTGACACGGGCTGGAAGAAGTCCACTGGCTTCTGCGAGGAGTTCGCCATGGGGTCGGACGTGACCCTCCACCGCTTCCACGGGTAGATGTCTTCGCCGTCTTCGTCGGGAGCCAGACGATCGGTGTTGACCACGACCTGGGGTCCAGATGCGATCGACAGGTTGTTCACCAGCGTGCGCAGCGTGGCGTTCATGACCTCGCCTATGTCGCTGAGGATGTCAGGAAGGCCGTTGCCCACCGGCGTGCCGGGAACCTTCTCGAAGGACGTGATGTAGTACGGGTGCCGCTTGCGGGGGCTCGGCGCCAGCTGCACCTTGATGATGTAGCGGCCGATCAGCCAGGCCTGGACGAAGTAGTCGCGCAGCGGATCGGGGATCTGCTTCGCGGTCATTCCGTAGTCGAGGAGCATCTGGCCCTGGATGTTGCCGTGCAGCTCGAGGCAGGAGATCAGCCCCGACTGGTTCATCAGCGGGTTCTCGCGACTCTCGTTGGTCGCGCGCTCGGCGTCCGTCATGTCCCAGTCGTCGTTGAGGCCGCCCTTACCGTAGTCCTCGAGGACGTGGCGGATGTTCTCGGTGTTGTAGCCCGGCAGATCCAGGAGATCGTTCAGGTCAGCGCGGGTCAGCCGCGTGCGCTCGATGACAGTGGCGTCCTCGATGTCGCCGACGCCCGGTGTCCACCAGACGTCGAATGGCGATACGCGCATCCAGAAGAGCCGTGGCTTCTGCTGGACGTTGGCTCTGCCTCCGCGCCAGTCGACCGTGGGCACGATCCGCACGACGGGGCCCTTGATGCAGGCGAAGGGGAACAGTGGGAGGTCGACCAGGAACTCGGCGAGAGCCTTGTAGAAGTTGCCCTCAGTCAGCAGCTCGTCGATCTTGTCCTCGGAGATTTTTGCCTGGGCGCCGGCGCGCTTCTTGGCGGCGCTCAGCGCGGCGCTCATCAGATCGAGCGTGCGGTCGCGAATGGCGTTCACGTCCGGCGGCTTGCCGGCCTTCGCATTGGTCTGGCACTCGACGCCGACCAGCTCCTGGATCGCGGCGATGATCTCCGGCGGGATGGCCGGATCCTCCGAAGGGTCAAGCCCCCACGGGCGGTCGGGAGAGAGATAGACGTCCCTGAGCAGGCTCGTGGCGCCGCGGCATTTCATGGCGATAACACGCGCGAAAACTTCTGAGCCGCCAAACTTCTTGATGTCGGCGAGCTTCGTCGCGTCGTAGTTGCCGTTGAACGTCCGCAGCGCAGCGAGCAGTCGCTCGGACCAGCCAGCGACCGCGTTGTTGCGGTGCTGCTTCATGATGTCGAACTGCGTTCGGATATGCCCGGCGAGATTACTCAGCGCGACGGGATCAGTGGCGCTCTGCTCAGCAGCCGCCTTCGCTTCGTCCTGCGCTTTGATCGCGGCATTGAGCTGCCCCGGCGGGACCACTCGAAGAAGACCGCGTCCCTGAAAATCGTTGGCCATACGCCGTCTATAGAGTATAGCCGGATGGTCGACAAACTATATATGGTATCATGAAAGTATAATGGCCACCACAACTATTACATCGCCGAGCTTGAGCAACAACAGCATGGTAAAGCTGGCTCGCGAAATTGCGATGGATATTCACCCTCTCGAAACTATACTTAAACAGTACTCGATCGACGCCCAATCATGGCTGTCTCTACAGGCAAACCCGAAATTCATTCAGCTGCTTTCGAGCCAGGTTGAAGAGTGGAATGGGGCCTCAAACACCCACGAACGCGTCCGCGCAAAGTCAGCGGCGATGCTCGAGGAGTGGTTGCCCGAACTAAATAATCGCCTGCACGACGCCGACATTGGTCTCCCTGCGAAGGTCGAGGCCGGAAAAATGTTGGGTCGCATGGCCGGCATCGGCGTCCCCAACGTCGACGGCGCGAGCGCCGGCGAGCGCTTCACCGTGACGATCAATCTCGGCGAAGACCACAAGCTGAGTTTTGAGAAGCAGTTACCCGCGAAGGTAATTGATCACGACCCCGACGAGTAAGTGATCTCCCGAAGCCAGTACCTGAAGAACTGGCGGAAGAACAACGCCGCGCGCATTCGCGCCTACGACAGGCTACGGGCGCCGATGTTGGCGGATCGCC